TATTTCTAATAATTATCCCTTTTTTTTCAAGCCTATACAAGACGGTATGGATAGGCCAAAAACAGAATTGGCTTACAGAGTGCCAGCTTCTAAGATAACAAAAAAGAATATGTTCGAAACCGAAGAAGAAGAACTGGAGGGATTAGATACAACTATAGACTGGAAGAACACAGCGGACAATAGTTATGATGGAGAAAAACTAAAACTATTAATTCATGATGAATCTGGAAAATGGCTAAAGCCAGATAACATTATAAATAACTGGAATGTTACAAAGACTTGTTTGCGATTAGGTAGTAGGGTGATTGGAAAATGTATGATGGGATCTACCTCAAATGCTTTAGATAAAGGGGGTGAAAATTTTAAAAAGTTATTTTATGATTCTGATGTAAAAAACAGAAATCAAAACGGTCAAACTAAAAGCGGGTTGTATAATTTATTTATACCTATGGAATGGAATTTTGAAGGTTATATAGATAAGTATGGCATGCCTGTTTTTCACACACCCGCTAAAGAAGTTGAGGGCTCTGACGGTGAGATGATATATCAAGGCGCAATAAATTACTGGGAAAACGAAGTAGATTCTTTAAAGAAAGATGCCGACGTTTTAAATGAATTTTACAGGCAGTTTCCTAGAACAGACTCACACGCCTTTAGAGACGAAAGTAAACAGTCATTGTTTAATTTAACTAAAATATATCAACAGATTGATTACAATGATTCTTTAATTAAAGAACACTATCTAACAAGAGGCAGGTTTAGCTGGAAAGATGGCATCAAAGATTCTAAAGTGATTTGGTCTCCAGACAATAGAGGTAGGTTTTTAATTTCATGGCTACCAGAAAAAAACTTACAAAATTGCAGGGTAAATCAGAATGGTAAATATTTGCCTGGGAACGAACATTTAGGTAGCTTTGGGTGTGACTCATATGACATATCAGGAACTGTTGGTGGTGGTGGCTCTAACGGGGCACTTCATGGTTTAACAAAATTTAACATGGACAACGCTCCTAGTAATGAATTTTTTTTAGAATATGTGGCAAGACCACAAACAGCAGAGCTGTTTTTTGAAGATGTATTGATGGCCTGTGTGTTTTATGGAATGCCAATATTAATTGAAAATAATAAACCTAGATTGTTGTATCATTTTAAAAATAGAGGTTATAGAAAATATTGCTTGAACAGACCGGATAAAATTTACAACAAACTATCCAAGTCTGAAAAAGAAATAGGCGGAATTCCTAATTCTTCTGAAGAAGTAAAACAATCGCATGCAAGTGCTATTGAAAGTTATATAGAAAAATATGTAGGCGTAGATATGGAGGGAGCTTTTAGAGATAAATTAGACATGGGATCTATGTATTTTAATAGAACCCTGGAAGACTGGGCAAGATTTAACATCAATAATAGAACTAAGTTTGATGCCACTATTAGTTCCGGCTTAGCTATCATGGCTAATCAAAAGCACTTATATACACCACAAAAAAAAGAGTCAAAAATAAAGATTAACTTTGCAAGGTATAATAATAAAGGATTATATAGCGAAATACGCAATTAATGGTAGATGTTAAAATTGATATAAACCCAGTAGGGTTTCCGGATTTATTTGTTTCTGATAGTGAAAAAGATACCGTAGAGTATGGATTGCAAATTGGACAAGCAATTCAGTACGAATGGTTTCGTAAAGATAGTAGCACTTGTAGATTTTATTCTCAATGGAGAGACTACCATAGGCTAAGGCTTTATGCTAGAGGCGAACAGTCAGTTCAGAAATATAAAAATGAATTAGCAATTGATGGAGATTTAAGTTACTTAAACTTAGACTGGACTCCTGTGCCTATTATTCCAAAATTTGTAGACATAGTTGTCAATGGAATGTCAGATAGATTATTTAAAGTACAGGCGTATGCGCAAGATGCTTTGTCGGCAGAAAAAAGATCTTCATTCCAAGACATGATAGAGTCAGACATGGTTGCAAAACCAATACTATCTCAAATACAAAAAGGATTTGGCGTAAACCCATTTGCCACGGATCCAGATGAGCTACCAAATAATGATGAAGAGCTGGCTTTATATATGCAGCTTAACTACAAACCCGGTATTGAAATCGCAGAAGAAGAAGCCATCAATACTTTGTTTGAGGAAAATCATTACTCTCATATTAGAAGAAGGGTAGACTATGATATGACTGTGTTAGGTATTGGAATAACAAAACAATATTTTTTGCCAGGTGAGGGTGTAAAGATAGATTATGTAGACCCCGCTAATGTAGTTTACAGTTATACTGAAGATCCTTATTTTAAAGATTGTTTTTATTGGGGTGAAATAAAAACAGTACCTATGACAGAGCTACCTAAAATAGACCCCACTATAACTAATGAAGAATTAGAAGAGGTTGCTAAATATAGCCAAGCATGGTACGATTATTATAATGTTGCTCAGTTTTATGAAAACAGTATGTTTTATAGAGACACGGCTACGTTGCTTTATTTTAACTACAAAACTACAAACTCAATAGTATATAAAAAGAAAAAATTAGACGGTGGTGGTGCAAGGGTAATAGAAAAAGATGATCAATTTAATCCGCCAGAAGAAATGATGGAGGAGGGAAACTTTGAAAAAGTCGAAAAGAAAATAGATGTATGGTATGAAGGGGTGATGGTAATGGGAACAAATATTATCCTGCAGTGGAAGAAAATGGAAAACATGGTTAGACCTCAGTCAGCTTCACAGCACGCTATGCCTAATTATGTTGCTTGCGCACCAAGAATGTATAAAGGTGTTATTGAATCATTAGTAAGACGTATGATTACGTTTGCAGATTTAATACAAATGACGCACTTAAAGCTTCAACAAGTAATCGCTAGAACCGTACCTGATGGAGTGTTTATTGATGCGGATGGATTAAATGAAGTTGATCTTGGCACAGGTAACGCGTACAACCCACAAGATGCTTTGAGGCTATACTTTCAAACAGGTTCTGTAATTGGTAGAAGTTACACTCAGGATGGAGAGTTTAATAACGCCAGGGTACCAATACAACAACTAACATCAAGCAGTGGCCAGGGGAAAATAAATAGCCTGGTTGGAACTTATAATCACTACATGGATATGCTAAGAGGCGTAACTGGCTTGAATGAAGCTAGAGACGGAACAAAACCAGATCCATATGCGCTAGTTGGTGTTCAAAAATTAGCTGCGTTAAATTCAAATACGGCTACAAGACATATACTCCAGGGTAGCCTATATATAACACAAACGCTTGCAGAAGCTTTATCCATAAGAGTTGCAGATATTTTACAGTACGCAGAATTCAAGGAAGAATTTAAAATGCAGATAGGTAAATACAACGTAGGAATACTTGAAGAAATAAATGATTTATATATATATGACTTCGGTATTTTTATAGAAGTTGCTCCTGACGAGGAAGAGAAAGCTCAGTTGGAGCAAAACATTCAAATGGCTTTATCTAAAAATGACATTAATTTAGAAGACGCTATTGACATAAGGGAATTAAAAAACATAAAGCTAGCCAATCAGTTACTAAAAGTAAAGAGACAAAAGAAGCAAGAGAAGGATCAGCAATTTGCGATGACTCAAAAACAAATGGACGCTCAAACAAAAATGCAAGTACAACAAATGCAGGCGGAGCAAGAAATGAGAAGGATTCAAATGGAAGGTCAGGTTCAAATGCAAGCAAAACAGGCTGAGGTGGCATTTGATATAGAGAAGTTGAAAAACGAAGCAATGTTGAAACGTGAGTTGATGCAAGTGGAGTTTGACTTTAATATGCAACTAAAAGGAAGAGAAGAGCAAGCTGTCGATAAAAGAGAAAAAGAAAGAGAGAAAGCTAAAAACAAAAGAATTAGTCAAGCCAACACTGAACAGTCACAATTAATTCAGCAAAGAAAAAATAATTTACCACCAATTAGTTTTGAATCAAATGAGGATACGCTAGATGGATTTGACTTAGCAGAATTTGAGCCCAGATAATGTTTGATAATTTTAATATTGAAAAATACAAACAGATTTCTTTTCCTAAAGACAACTCCTTACGGACACTGGGTGAAATAAAAAAACTAAAACTAATGCCATTAAATAAAGTTTTGCCATTTAAATATGATGATATAAATAATGTGTTTCAGAATATTTTTTCACATCGAATAGAATCCTTTCCTTACAAAGTTGTAGAAAAATTGATAGACGAGTCTGAGCCTGTAATTAAAAAAATAAAAAATTATCACAATAGGTTAAGGCCAAATGTAAATGCAAAAAAATTTAAGATTGACTTAGATTATTTAAAGATGAAAAGCGCACAAACGCCATCATTCCCATCAGGTCATTCAGCGCAATCAAAATTAGTGGCATTGGCATTGACAGATATATACCCTCATTTAAAAAAAGAATTTGATAAAGCTGCTGAAAACATATCCAATAGTAGGATAGTTGCAAGGGTGCATTATGAATCTGATAAAACAGTAGGGGAAAAATTAGGTGCAGACCTTTATACTCATATAAAACATCTTAAATATATTTAGAATTATTGTTTAACTTTGTAAAAATTAAATCAAATGGAAATAAAAGTAAGAGATTTAGGTGAAATGGAATCTAAATCAACACAGGAAATAGAAAAACAACTACTTGAGAAGCATGAGGCTCAGCAAGAATCCCTCGAGAAAACAAGTCCAAGCGAAGAAGTTCAACGTGTAAACTTGCAGGAAGAATCACAAGAAGAACCCAAGCAAGAAGAGGTAGTTGAAGAAAAAATTGAAGAACCTGTTGTAGAATTACCTAGTGAATCTACGGCGGAAATGTCTGAAAGTGACGTTCTTTCATATATTGAAAACAAGTATGGCGAAGAAGTAAATTCGCTAGACGACTTCATAGTAAAGCGAAATGCATCTGAAGAATTACCAGAGGATGTCAAAGCTTACTTTGATTATAAAAAAGAAACAGGAAGAGGGATTGATGATTTTGTTAGGTTACAGCAAGATTATGATTCAATGAATCCTGATTCTTTAATTGCTAGTTATTATTCTGCAACCGAAGAAGGATTAGACTCAGAAGATATTAAGTATCTAATGGATGACAAATTTGGTTTCGATGAAGACTTAGATGATGACAAAGAAAAAAAGAAAAAACAATTAGCAAAAAAAAGAGAACTATCTAAAGCTAAGAAATACTTTAAGGAGCAGAAAGAAAAATACAAACTTCCTCTTGAGTCAAGAGAAGCTGTTTCTGAAAGCAATAAAAAGGAAGTCGAAGCATATAGAAAGTACATAGAGGAAAATGCTGCTTATGAGAAAGATGCAGCGCAGAAGCTACAGTGGTTTAAAAAAGAAACTAATAAAGTCTTTAATAAAGATTTCAAAGGTTTTGAGTTTGTTATTAACGAGAAGAAAATTTCTTATTTACCTGGGTCTGTAGAAGATGTTAAATCTAATCAATCTAGTATTGAAAATTTTATTGGAAGATATGTTGACGATAAAGGATTGGTTAAAAACACTTCTCAGTATCATAGGGCTTTATCTATGGCAATGAATCCAGACAAGTATGCTAAGTTCTTTTATGAGCAAGGCAAAGCGGATGCGGTAGAAAATATATCCAAAAAAACAAAAAATATAAATATGGATGTAAGGACTACCCCACAAGTTACTACAAAATCTGGCTTCAAAGTAAGATCATTAAATCAAGATTCAGGTCGAGGTTTAAAGATTAGAAGTATAAAAAAAAGTAATTAATAACAATTTAAAAATTAAAAATTATGGCTGGTTCAGTTAAAGCTACTCCTACGTTTGCATTACAACCTAGTGCAGAAAGAGTAGCCGTACAATCAAACTACATAACTAACTTTAACTTCTTAAATCAGTATCTACCCGATACTTATGAAAAGGAGTTTGAAAGATACGGGAATAGAACAGTGGCATCATTCTTAAGAATGGTAGGCGCTGAAATGCCTTCTAACTCTGACCTTATTAAATGGGCGGAGCAAGGAAGATTACACACTAAATACACGAATGTAACTTCAGCTGCTGCTGCAGCTCAAGACGTAGCTACATTAACAATCAATGACGCTCTTGTACCAGGTACAGGTGGAATTGCAATTAGAGTAGGTCAAACATTCATGTTATCTGACAGTTCAATTGGTTCTACAAATAGCAACAAAGGTATCGTTACTGGAGTTAACTATGCTGCAGGAACAATTGATGTTGCATATTATGAAGCAGGTGGTCAAACAATGGCTGCAGCTGTACAGTGTTCATTATTTATCTATGGTTCTGAATTCCAAAAAGGTTCAGTTGCTATGTCTAATTCATTAGAAGCTGATGACGTGATCTTCAGCAATAGCCCAATTATCATTAAAGATCTTTACGAAGTATCTGGTTCTGATATGGCGCAAATCGGATGGATTGAAGTAACTACTGAAAATGGAGCTTCAGGATACCTATGGTATTTAAAATCAGAGCATGAAACAAGATTAAGATTTGAAGATTACCTAGAGACAGCAATGGTGGAAGCAGTTCCAGCAGAAGCAGGATCAGGTGTGGCAGCTATTGCAGCTGGTGTAGCATCAGGTACAGGTAATAAAGGATCTGAAGGATTGTTCTATGTTTTAGGTCAAAGAGGAAATGTTTGGGGCGGTGGAATTCCAGCGGCTTTAGCAGACTTTGACGCTATTATTCAAAGATTAGATAAGCAAGGTGCTATCGAAGAAAACGTATTATTTGTTAACAGAGAATTTTCTTTTGACATTGATGATATGTTAGCTGCACAAAATTCATACGGTGCAGGTGGTAGTTCTTATGGTTTATTTGATAACGATGAAGAAATGGCATTGAATTTAGGATTCTCTGGATTCAGAAGAGGTTATGACTTCTACAAGACAGATTGGAAATACCTTAACGATCCTACTATGAGAGGTGATATTGTTGGAGGAAAAGTGAACGGGGTACTTGTACCTGCTGGATCTACTTCAGTATATGACCAAATCTTAGGTAAGAACGCTAAGAGACCATTCTTACACGTAAGATATAGAGCTTCTGAAACTGAAGATAGAAGATACAAAACATGGATTACAGGTTCTGCTGGTGGCGCTGCTACTTCAGGTACTGACGTAATGCAAGTTAACTTCTTATCAGAAAGAGCGCTTTGTACTTTAGGTGCAAACAACTTCTTCTTATTCCAAAATGCATAATAAGTAGTTTAATAATATCAGGGGGTGAATTTCACCCCCTTGATATTTTATATAAATTTTAAATTAAATCAAATGAAAAAAGATAAAAAAGTATACGAAGATAAAGTATACAGACTTACAAGAGACGCAGCACCACTTTCCTATATGCTGTCGTCAAAACACACAAAAAGAAAAGCCCTACTTTACTTTGATGAAGAAACAGGTGTAAATAGAGCATTAAGATATGCTAGAAATCAAAAATCAATATTTGAGGACGAGCAAGATGGAAACGCTATATTGGAGCCTATAATTTTTGAAGAGGGAATGCTAAGGGTAGCAAGACAAAACCAAATACTTCAAGAATTTTTAAAACTACATCCAGGTAATGGTAATGTATTTTATGAAGTCAACAATGAGCAAGATGCTAATGTGGCTATGGAGGCTATGAACTTTGAATTAGAAGCTCAGGTCGCTGCACGTGATTTAAGCCTTTCTAAGCTCGAAAGTATTTCTAGAGTTATATTGGGTGTTAGAGCTGATAAAATGACAACAGCAGAGCTTAAAAGAGATATTATGGTGTTTGCTAGAAGAGACCCACAAGAATTCTTAGATCTTATTAACGATCCTATGGTTGAGTTACAGGATGAAGTGGTAAGGTTTTTTAGTGCCACTTTACTGCAAATGAGAAATAAAAATAGAGATGTGTATTTTAATTTAAAGAAAAACAAAACTAAAATGCTCACAGTTCCTCATGGAGAAGAGCCATCTTATATTGTTGCTTCTTATTTTCAGACGGATGAAGGAGTTGAGTCCTACAAGTTGTTAAAGAAAATGTTAGACAAATAAAGGAGTATATCCTCGAATAAATCAAATCGTCTTTTTTTTATGTATCTTTGTATAAATACATGATACGATGATAAACGAAGTACGAAATGCAGTCATGGCTGTGATAAATAAAAACAACTACGGATATATTTCCCCTAGTGATTTTAATTTATTTGCAGAGCAAGCTCAACTTGATATATTCGAGGATTATTTCTATTTATATAACAATCAACTAAATGCTGAGGTGATGCGTAAATCCGGAACTGGATATGCAAATATCACTAAAGGTATTATTGAAGTTATAGATAGTTTTTCTGTCAACACATTTTTAACTCAAGCTAACGCCAACACCTACACATTACCTAGTGATTACTATTTAGTAGATAAAATATTTTATTACTCAAACGTACTAACGTCAGGGGTTTCAGACACTTCTGGAAGTTCATTTGATCTTACAGATATTGATCAGACTTTTGAAAGTACAGTTCAGGTTGGAAACCTAGTGGTTAACACGACAGACAAAACACAAGCTTTTGTTACAATAGTTGGAAGCAACAAACAAATTCGTTTAAGTGAAGATATTTTAAGCACTGCAGGAAAAAATTATGTTATTTACTCAAACACTCATATAAGAGAAGTAGAAAGAGTTACACAAAACAAAATATTTTATCTAACCAATTCTAATATTGCTGCTCCTACTACTATGTTCCCAGCATATGTATTAGATAGCGCAACTGGAACGGCATTAGGGAATACAGTTACCGTTTACCCTACGACTATCACTGGAGCAGCGGATATACACGCGCAATATGTCAGGTACCCCTTAGCGCCTAAGTGGACATTTACAACATTATCTGGAGGCGAACCGGTGTTTAATGCATCGGCTGGAGACTACCAAGATTTTGAACTACCCACTTCAGACATGAATGGCTTAGTAAACAAAATACTACAATACGCAGGGGTGTCAATAAGAGAGGGAGATGTAGCTAAGTTCGGACAATCATTAGAATCAGAGGATAGATTAACAGAAACCACACAATAAGATTATGGCATATTTAACAGGTTATCAATATTATGAAAATTCAGGAACTACTCCTACAAATCAAAACTGGGGTAGCTATCAATATGTTTCATTGGAAGATGTTGTAAACAACTTCATGCTTATATACAATGACAATCTTCAACTCATAAATAATGTAACTAGGTATCAAGTTTTGTTTTACGCAAAACGAGCTATTCAAGAATTAAATTACGATGCATTCAAAGAAGTTAAAGTTTTAGAATTAGATGTTAGTGATCAATTACGCTTTGTTTTACCACCAGATTTTGTAAACTACGTAAGAATATCTATGTTTAAAGACGGAATGCTTTACCCGTTAAGTGAGAACATACAGATTAATTCAGCCACAAGCTATCTGCAGGATAACAATTGTGATATTTTATTTGATGTAAATGGAAATATTTTGCAAGCTGAATTTTCTACAGTAGATAGAGAGAGAATTGCTGGTACAAAAAAATCAATCTACCTAGGTCATGGGCCTTATAACGGAAAAGAAGGATTTTGTTTAGATGGCTGCTGGTATTTTAACTACAGAATTGGAGCTAGATTTGGATTGAATACTGAGACAGCAAACATAAATCCAACATATAGAATAGACAAAAAAGCAGGTGTAATTAATTTTAGCTCAGGCATGGCTAATCAATTATGTGTATTAGAATATGTTTCTGATGGAATGGAAAACGGAGACGATAGTGCTGTGAGCGTTAACAAATTATTTGAAGACTATATATATGCATACATCAAGTACGCTATATTAAATTCAAGGCTAGGAGTACAAGAGTATATAGTTAATAGAGTGAGAAAAGATAAATCAGCTCTTCTAAGAAATGCAAAAATTCGCCTAAGCGACATACATCCAGGTAGGCTTTTAATGAATCTTAGAGGTCAATCAAAGTGGATTAAATGACAGTAATACAAACTAATTTTATTAAAGGCCGAATGAATAAATCGGTCGATGAAAGATTACTTCCACCGGGAGAATATGTAGACGCTCAGAACGTAAGGCTTGGGTCTACTGAAGACACAGAAATAGGTTCTGTAGAAAACTCTAAAGGAAATTCTCTATTAGCCACCCTTACTTATAATGGAGCTGCGGTAGCTGGGGCTAAGTGTATTGGGACTTTAGAAGATGGTGTAAATAATACGATTTACTGGTTTGTTCATGGCTCAATTGTTGACATGATTGTTTCTTATAATGTTATAAATCGCAATCTAATATATCATGTAATATCTACAAGCGTATTAAATTTTGATCCACAGTATTTAATAAACTCAATAAATAAAATTGACAACCTGCTATTTTTTACAGACAATATAAATCCTCCTAGATGTATTAACGTAGAAAGAACTTACCTGCCTCCAACTGTATTAAATGTAGATCAGATTACAGCCGCAGAATTAAATGTTATCAAAGCGCCCCCAATGAACGCTCCTACTGTAAATCTTTTACAGTCAGGCCAAGAAGAAAATTTTCTTAAAAAAAACATAATTAGTTTTGCTTACAGGTATCAATACCTGGACAATGAATATTCGGCTATATCTCAGTTTAGCGACATTGCTTTTGTTCCTGATTTTTTTAGTTTAAATACCAGTGATTTATCTAATTCTGGAATGGAGAATGTTTTTAATACAGCTGAAATTTCATTTAATACAGGAAGTAAATTAGTTAAAGAAATAGATTTGTTGTTTAAATATGCAAACCAACCAGGTGTATATGTCATTGAAAAATTTAACAAAGGTATTTTAGGATGGTCTAATAATATAACTAGAACGCAAAGCTTTAGGCATAACCAAATATACACGGCATTAGCCGACAACCAACTAACAAGATTATTTGACAATGTTCCTAGAACAGCTAAGTCACAAACGATTATGGCTAATAGGTTGATGTACGGTAATTACGTTGATGGATACAATGTAAATAGCCAGCTGAATTATACTGTTGCATTAAACAGAGAGTTAATTAATCTAAATGAATTTACAGGGGTCTTATCATCAGGCGTTTACACTATAGATGTTGGTACAACAATAAGTAATTCTGTTGTTACATTTGATTATACGGATATTGATAGCCCGGATTTATTAAAACAAGATTCACAAATAGGTTTTCAGTTTATATTTAAATCAAATCAATTTACTGCCCCAGGAGGAGGTTCGCCTCCTATAACCGCTTCACAGCCAGTTACTGAAATTACTTTTACAATCACCCTAAATCAAAACTACAATAGTATATACGATTTTTTTAATGGAACTTTTGTGGCTCAGCAAGTGAGCTCAGGTGTGTCGGGGTCATTTCCCGGCACAGGAATAAGTCCATGTACGGGCACTACGTTTACAGATATTTTAAACTGCGCTATTGAAGATCAAGCGCCACACCTACACACATTTTCCGGCATAGATAATAGAGACGAAGGTATAAAAATCACAACCAGTCCAGGTAGCTCATCAGTAAGCTTACAGTTAGTTGCGGCTGAATTTGATGCGCCAGGATCACCAAACCCGGATATGTTTGGATACTATGAATTTACAACTGCTCAATCTGATTACTCTTCAAATGGAAATAGAAAAAGCCTACATAGCAACAGAAATTATGATGTAGGGATAGTATACATGGATGAATACTTGAGAAGCACCACGGCTTTAACTTCTCAAAATAACACAATTTATGTACAGCCCTCAAGCTCGATAACAGCAAACAGTTTAAAAGTTACAATACCTACTACAATGAATCCACCAAGCTGGGCAAGCAAATATAAGTTTGTTGTAAAAAGAGCGGAGGACACCTATGAAACAATATACTCTGTAATTTCATTTGATGACGACTCGACAAATTCAGTTTGGATTAGGCTTGAGGGTGACAACCAGGTGAAAACTAAAAAAGGCGACACGTTGATAGTAAAAGCCGATGTAAACGGTCCTTTAAATACAATAATAAAAACTAAAGTCTTAGCTTTAGAATCTAAAGCAAATAATTTTTTAACTCCAGAAGCATCCACTGGAGCTAGTGCTTTTATTTCAGAGCCAGCAGGATTATACATGAATCTTAAACCTCAAGGCTTTACAATAACTGAAGATCAAAATGGGTTTTTTGATAGTGGGCTAGAATCTGCTCAAAGTGCTAAAAGAGGAACTCCTGTTGCAAGAGCGCTTATACCTTGCTATAGAGAAATATATTCATCAGGCTCATTAGAGGTAGAAAACATAAGCATCCCAGAGGGTTCGTTAGTAAATTTTGCAATAAGAATAAATAGAAATGCTTCTGATGGAGGTTTTTTAGTCGGTAGTTCAGAACAAAAAACGTATGACTATAATCGATCAGTCGTTGCTTCTCAAGATTACGACACATTGTATGAGTTTGTAATAGGTGAGGGGATTGATTTCACGGAAGGCGTGCAGTCAGGAACGGGAACACAACCTGGAAACTTTTTTGCTCAAACACCTCTTTTTACTTGGGCAGACCCGCCTCCTTTTAGCTCATCTACAGGCGCTAATAATATTTACCAATTCGGTACAGTGGGAGGGATCTCCCCGATAACAGGTTTAAATGCTCCAACAGTATCTGGGACTAAATTATCTTTAGGAATTAAAAGTGCAAATGGAGGAGACAGTGGCCAAAGAACCGTTATAACTGGGCGAATAACTATTAACATAGGAAGTGCCACCTTAATATTAGAAACAGAGCCAATTAATTCTAATTTAGATATATACTATGAAAACAACGAAGTGTTTGAAATTACAGGAGGCTTTCATCAATCTGGAAGTAAAACGGGAGATCAAAACCAAACTGGCTCGCAAGCAGGTATTGTAAACCTAGGATTTTTTGATTGTTTTTCATTTGGTAATGGAGTTGAAAGCTATAAATATTTAGATGATCTTGATGGCTCAAGCTTTACTCTTGGCCAAAGAACCACTTCTGTTTCCGAAGAAGATTACAAGGAGGCTAATAGATATGCGGGTGTAACGTATAGTGGACTATACAATTCAAATACAAACATTAATAGATTTAATGAATTTAATTTAAGTGATGGAAACTTTAAAGATTTAGAAAAATCATTTGGAGAAATTGAGGTTCTTCATTCATTTGAAACAAACCTATTAGTGTTGCAAGAAGATAAGATTTCAAATGTATTACTTAGCAAACAAGCTTTGCAAGCAGCTGAGGGATCAGGAATTGTAGCCACATCTACAGCAGTATTAGGAACTCAGATAGCTAGAATAGAAGAATACGGAATTAGTAATAATCCTGAGAGTTTTGCGGCATACGGAGATAGTAGATATTTTACCGATACCAAGCGAGGAGCAGTTATACAACTTAAGGGTACAGGCGGTGTTAGTGATAAATTAACTTTAATCTCAGAACTAGGAATGAGAAGTTACTTTAGAGACAACTTCATTACATATCCTGATACACAAAAAATTGGAGGGTTTGATCCTTACATGAATGAGTATGTATTAAGCTCTAATACAGTTGGTTTACCGAATGCTTATCAAACCACCACCGAAATACCTGTTAGTTGTGGTGCTATTTTTGGCCCTGCCGAATATAGCGACCCCATTACATATAATGTTGATTTAGGAGAAGCACAGGGTAATGTTGTTGTGGATTACAAAATTACAGGTACCGTGGCAATTGCATATGAGTGGAGTTCAGTTACAGGAAGTATTCCTGCGGCAACAGGTGTGGGTAGTTTTAATTTTAACAAGACCACTTCCACCCCAACTAATTTAAAAATTACAATAACCCCAACAGGATCCTACACTGCAAGAATACAAGTAGCTTGTCCAACTGTTAGTGAGTTGACTATTGTGAATGTATCACTAGGTTCATTATCAGATGACGGATTGTTTATACACGATGAATTTTACTGGAGTGATGGAACAACTACAAGCCCAGTAGAAAGCAATCAAACCTCATTTAGTTTTTCGCCTTTTAGCACAAACAGCCTGGCAAGGTACACAAGCATTACAGGTTTGGAATCTGAAGGTGTATTTCCCCCTAGCGGATCAACAGTATACATGGCTTCAAACAAAATAGATTTTGATACTTTAAACTTTACACCATCTTCAGGATACTCCGGCGCTATTCCAACGCCTCCTCCAGCACCTGATTATTTTTCATTCTTAGTAACAAATACATTATACACATCTTCTGAAGCAGATATCAATGCATTAGTGGCCACAGCCACAGCCGCTGGCAATGACATTGACACTGTAACTAATCCATCAACAGGATATTATGAGGCTAACTTTACATACAGCAACCCAAGCAATCAAACATATTTATACTTAATATACAACTATGCAGGAGTAGCCTCAACTTCTTTAACGTTTGGAGCAACATCATTAATCGCTTGTTGTTTGGGCGCTGGCGGAACATACTATTTAAACACCGCAAGTTTTGCTACTGCAACTTCAATATTCACTGATTCAGGGTTAACAACTCCAGCTACTGATGGATTTTACAGAAGCGCCTTGAGTGTTAGGGAATTGTCAAGCGGAGTTCTTGGAACCGCGACTACTTGTTCAACTTGTAATTATATTTACATAACTGGTGTTCGAACAATTAAAGCTGATTTATGTACTAATAATTACACTATGAGTGCACGAGCACAAACCGTAAGCAACAATGCGTTTGCTAGCGTGACAATAGGAGATGTATTAAGTATTTTACCCGCAGGATTACCAGGTTTTATAGCATATAGTGCAGTGCAATTTGAAGATACATCAACAGGCACAACATATAGAATTGCGCAGGTAAATGCTAGTGGGCAAATAACAGCACTATTCTTTGGCGGATCAGGGGTTTGTGGTAATCCATTATAAAATAAAAATATGGGAGCAGTAACATTAACATATAGCGAAACTTCAAAAGGATGGCCATCCTTTTATTCATACATTCCTGAAAAAGTAATTGGAATGAACAACTATCTTTATTCATTTAAAGATGGTAATTTGTATAGGCACAATACTAATACGACTAGAAATAATTACTATGGTGTTCAATACAACTCTACTATATCTAGTATATTTAATACAAAGCCTTTAGAGGTTAAATTATTTAAAACCATATATTTAGAATCAGATAGTGCGTGGTCAGCAACATACAATTCAGACATGCACAATCCAGGAGGTAGCTTATTGGAATCTTACTTTGTAGAAAAAGAAACAGATTGGTTTTCTTTTATTAGATCAGACGCGAATACAGTTAATTTTAATTTACGATCTGCAAATGGATTAGGTGATGTGAGTAGTGTCGATTCAAGTGTAGCCGCAGCGGTTGTACTTACATTTACATTTGATATAGGATCTATTATTTCTATTGGAGATCAAGCATACCACGGCAACACGCCTACGTTTGCAGGAACGGTGGTGGCAACAACTACTAACACAGTAACTATTGATACGACATCGGGTGGCTCAGTGCCTCCAGGTGGAGCATTTATTTGTTACATAAAAGATAGTGTGGCAGAATCACATGGGGTACGAGGTCATTACTTAGAGTTTACCCTTACAAACACAGATACAGTTGCAAGAGAACTATTTGCTGTCAAAAGCAGCATGTTTAAAAGTTACCCTTAAAATTTGTATCTTTGTTGTTAATATTTTAAATTTACAGGCATGGCAGAAACAGGAACAGGTACGGGATCAGGAATAAGCCTAGGGGATGCATCTGCAGCTTTAGGAGCCATAGGTGCTGCATTTGGATTAGTGGGAGGTATTTCTCAGATTACTTCAGCTAACCGAGCACTAGAGAGAGCTAATAAAGAAGCGGCTTTAGCTGTAGCCCAGGCAAGAGATAAGATTAGTAAGATTCCTATGTTAGAAAAAGGTATACCTGCAATAGCCACAGAGCAAATACAAAAAGATGCATTAAGACAAAGAAAACAATTGCTTGACGCAGTTAGAGGTTCAGGTCAAAGAAACGTGCTAGGGGCAGTCCCAACAATCGGAGAGCAAATATTAAAAGAAAAAGAAACGCAAAGAGGGGCTATTGAAAAGCAATTGCAATCACGTGAAGACGAGATAGTTAAAGCTAAGCAAGCTCAGCAAGATACAGAACTTGAGATGTTAACTGCAGCAGGCACAGCAGCTCAACAAAGAGCGGCATCTGCGGCCCAACAAAAAGCAGCAGCAGTAGGATCTGCTATTTCTTCAGCAGGCTCATTAGCAGGATCTATAATGGAAGGTTCAGAATTATTTGGAGCAGAAAAAAGACAGTTTAATAGGGCGGTAGATTCTCAGCTAAAGGATCTTCCAGTTGACAAAAATGAGTTTATAAATTATTTAAACCAAAGAGATGAGTCAATAGAAGACCTTACGGGCATGTTAAATGATTCAGGTGAAGCTTTAATTAATGATTTTTATGAGCAACAATCCGGCTTAGCTGCAGATGAAGACAAGTTTTCAGAACTAGACGAATTTAGCTTGCAAATGGAAAAAATATAATGAGTAAATAAAATTATGGCAAGCAATAAAACTTATTACAACCGAGGTGGCAATAGATTTACAGGGATGTTTGATTCCGGTGAGCAATTTGTTCCAGTGGATTGGGCGCAGATTACAGGTGATATTGTAGATAAACTGCAAAATATTCAGTCTGAAAAACAAAAAAAACGAGACGACATCCAAACAAAAACGGATGAGCTACTTACAGATCTTAGAGATTACCAATCAGGTGGCAACAATACTTTTAACGGATATGTATTAGATGGATCAAAGCAGGTTAAAGATTACATGCTGATGCAAAACAAACTATTAAAGCAAGGTAAGCTAGATCCAAACTCTTATACCAGGAGTCAACAATTACTTCAAGATGACTGGAACTCTTTTCAAACTGCAGCTAAAAATTTCAATACAGATTATGAAGAGGCAATGAAAGCAGCCAGTGCTGGTGATGCTTCAAAATTAGCGATGCTTAGCTTAGATGAAATGACAAAGGCAACAGATATACAAAAAAGTAGGTTGGTAATTAATACTGATGGAAGGCTTTACTCACAAACGGGTAATGGAAAGTTAGTGGGATTTACCAATATGAATGCTAGACAGAAAGATTTTCCCAAGGACTACAAAATAATAGAGGGAACTAAAGCTTTTGCGTCTACACTAGGAAAATACCAAAAGGTTTATCCAAACATGACAATAGAAGACATTACAAAACAACCTGCATTCACAACAGCTAGAGATACGTTTATAGAAGGTGTTCTTAATCAAGGAACAGGTAGAGATTTTTTAAGTATACTTACTCAGAGCGGATACGAACTTACACAAAATCCTGACGAGGCAACAGGAGATACAATATTAGTTAAAGCGGATTCAAACGGAATGCTACAGCCAGATAAAGAGTCTCTTGAAAAACATAGAGGACGTGCCAAAGAAATACTGCAAGAGGCCATTAGCGTTCAGCTGGATATGAAGCAAACTGCAGGTGGTACTGAAACACCTTCTGTTAAAGCAAGTAAATCAAAAATAGATAAAATAGGAAATGTATATGGTTATTTAGGAGATGTATTATCTAATAATAAAGTAAAACGAAATAGAGCAAAACAATTTTTATTTCAAAACTATCCTGAAATAACTGCATTCGAATCGGATGCTGACGGAATTAGAATTAAATTAGCAGGAAGCCCAACTCAAAAGATAACTTGGCAAGATGAAGATTCAATCAAATCTCCTGAACAAATTATAGATAGATTACTTCCTATTATCACAGGTCAATTAGACGCAGATGAATTAGCTAAAATAAAATCAAAATACACAAACACACTTGATGAAACCGCAAGAGCCAACTTCAAAAGACAATTTGGAAGAAATGATGATTATGATATTAACGAACAAAGAACTTCAGATGATTTTGCATTTTCCGATGAAGTGCTAACTACTGTTAGCGAAAGCTTAACTGAGTTAGGTAAGATAGAGCCAGGTGCTAGAGAAGGAAGTGTGCAGAATGCGGTAGCGAGATCGATCAATGATGCTCTTATTAGAGAAGGTGGATTTAGTGTAGAGGTTTCAGGTGAAAATTTAATATTAAAATTACCTAATAATACAACTGTAAATTTAGGTGATCCTGTACAGGCGGGTGGTGCAGGACTTCTAAAAGCAATTCAAGATGAAATTAAAAGGTCAAAAACTGCAAAGCCAGCTGCAAGTGGCGGAGGCTCTGGTGATCAAGGATTCGGATAATGAGCGAACAAATATTAAAAAATATATGGAATAACTTAACCCAAGCAGGGTTAACCACAAATGATTTTGAAACTTGGAACACCAATTTTCAATCCAATGAAGGTGTGCAATCAAACATTCACGAATATTTAGTAAATCAAGATTTAACAACTAGTGATTTTTCTACTTGGTCAAACAACTTAGGTTTAAAAAAAAAAGACGAATCCGATTTTATTTCAGAAGAGGAAGTTACGGAGTCATCTACACAGGAAGATCGAATCGCCGCTGGGCAATCGGCATCTTCAGTTCTTCCAACTCCAGAGGTTGAACAAATTACAGCTCTCAATGTAACTGAAAATATTGTTCCGCTTTCAGATGATGAAGCATCTAAAGGTGTGCTTTCCAATCAATCCTCCAATCAAACCAACCCGCTATATCAGCAAGGTTACTATACTTTAAATGATAATCAAAAAAATAGTTTTGCCACGGCAGTTTTAAATGGAAGTATAAATCCACTAAACGATATGACTGATCCTCAGTTTCAGGGGTTGGACGTTTCAAACCTGGCTGTAGGCAAAACCGCTGTAGAACTTATTGAAGAAAATTTTACAGAAGATGGTGTAACTTTAAACGGAGTGTTTCATGCTCCCGGCACAAAAACATATCAACTAGCAGAAAGCTTAATAGAAGACAAAGATATATCTAGAGGTAAGCAAATAGATATAAATTCAGCTACATTAAATTATGTAACCTCACCAAACTTAGATGCTTCTGAAGAAAGCATTAATGAATTAATAACTCAGTATGGTGCAGATATAGATGACAACACCCTAAGAAGTATGGGTGTAGATAAAAAAGAATACATTGACTTTGTAAGAAAGAATTATAGGGCAGAAGATAAGCTTTATAAATTTGTTAGGGGTGGTGACAACTTTGGCCTTGGTAGATTTTTTGGTGAGGAAAACCAAATAAAAGCCAATGAGGTTCAGAGAAAAGCGAAAAGAGAAGAGGAGCAGTATCAAAGAGCAATGATGTTTAAAAAAAATAAACTTGAATCTCTTCTTAAGGATAAATCTTATTTAGAAGCACAATTAAAAAGAACAGAGGATCCTGCAGAATACAAAACACTTCAAGCTGAAATAGATAAATATGACTCAATCATTAATACCAATCTTGGTCAAATGATGAATTTAGATGAATACTTTCCCAACTACAAAGAGCATCTTTCAGCTGGAGGTACAGCACAAATTTTAAAAAAGAAAAGAGTTTACGATGCTGCTAGAGGAAATGCCGTGGATGTAATTGGAGCACAAACCAGTGAAACTTTAAAAGAAGGTATATATGGATTAGGAAATTTAGGCAATGGAATAATAAACTACATACCTGAGTTAGCTGATGAATTTTTTTCAGTATTAGGTGGTGATAATAAAGGTATTTGGGCAGGGCTTAGTAAAAATATTAGAGATAATATGGAGGACTACAAAATGGGAGAAGAAGGTCAGGTTGAAAGAAAGCTAGTTCTTCAAGGAAAGCCTGTTGAATACAAAGGGGAACTTTATAGAGTGGATGACAAAAGTAATGTGTATGATGAAAAAACCGGAGTAGAGATGACGGGTATTATTACTCCAACCGACTTAGATAATATTAGAAAAAATGCAGCAAATATACCCGATTCAGACTCTGGAACTGTTTGGGTGGGTAATTCTGCTATACCAAAAATAGCTGGAACTGTTGCTTATATGTATGGATTAATTAGAAGTGGAAGAGGATTTAGCAACAAGCTACAAGGCTTAGGCATGAAAGGAAAAAAAGCTGGGTATGTAGGTATGGGGCTATCTTCATACACCGCATCTATGACTAACAATGTACAAAGCATCAAAGATGATTTGATGAAAAAAGGATTTACTGAAGAAGATGCTTTAGAAAGAGCTATGGTGTTTGGCCATACCATATCTACATTCGATGGATTATTTGCAGGATTAGCAGGTAGTAACCAAAAACTATTAACAGGTTTAGGTGGAGTAAGAAAACAATTATACAACCTCGTCATAAAAGATCCTAAAAAATTCAACAGCGCGGAATTAAAAAGAAAGGCAAACGATCTACTTAAAGAAAATTTAAAAGAAGTATTCATAGAAGAAATACCTGTCTATCTTTCTGAAAAAGGAGTTAATTACTTAATGAACGAATATGTGGGGTCTGAAGTTAGAGACGCTAAAGTTAGACAAGGTGAAATAGAAGAAGTTATGTTGTTAACTGTAGGCGCAACTAGCAGCTTAGGAGGCAAACAATTATTTAGCAGTAAAGACCGAGCTCAAACCATAGATTATATATCACAAAACTTTACACAGGAGGATATAAAAAAGCGTTTAGAATCTTTAAGAAAAGAAGGATTGCTTGAAGAGGGTCAAGCAGAGAATGTTTTTAATGAAGTTTATAATATGAATGCTGCCAACAATCAAACGCAAGGCACTGTCCAAATGGCTGAAAATAAAGAGCCAATGGCTGATTTATTAAACAGGCGAAGAAAATTAATGGACAAAAGAAAGGGATTGGAAGGCCCATTAAAAGAAGATATAGACAAAGAAATAAATGCAGTTGATAATCAAATAAGATTATTAGCCAATAAAGATAAAGAAGAAGTAGAACAAGAATATAAAAACCAAGAAGATGCCAGTACGAAGCCGAGCGCAGTGGCGCAAACTAGCCCAGACCAATCCACAACTACTGAGGAAGTGGTTGAAGGAGTATCCAGTGAGGTTCAGCAACCTACCGGAGAGAGTGAAACCGAAGCTGACAGTGACCTCGACACGACGACGCAGGAGGAAGTAAGAACAGATTTTAGAATTAATGATGTAGCCGGAAGGCCAACGTCTATATCTTACAACCAAGGAGGAAAGGTTGTAAATGAAGAGGTTGCAGATAAGAAGGCTGCAAGAAAACGAATCAATCAATTAAAGTTTGAAGACCAAGGGTTTACCGGAGTGCTTCAATCATCTAATCCTAATGTAGAATTAGAGTTGGTAGAAGGTGAAGTTATTGCAACCAATAAGAAAACAGGTAATAAAAAAACAGCAACGCCAAAATTTTTTAATGAATACATGGATGCTATGCAGTTCACAGGAGTAGATTCTAATGTGGAGACCATGGTTAATGAGGGAGAAATAGAAGGAGATCAAGCTGTTGATTTTATTATAGAAAATAGTCAGAATCCTGTTGAAATAGCCAATCAACTTCAGCAAACAGATAAAACAATAAAAGGCGATACAGAACTTGAAGCTCCATGGGAAGCTGATTTTAGATTAAGAAAAATTAGAGAATCTGATTTTGATAAACTTGGTGATCCAAACTTTACGAACACTGTAATGAAACGTAGGTGGTTTGTACCAAAAAAACAGCTTGAAGAAATGTCAGTTCAAGAAAGATTAGGCCTTGGGCTTGATGTAATAGCTGAAGAATTAAGTTCAGATTACAATCAGGAAATCACAGTAGATATGTTGATTGAATATATTAAAAGTAATCCTAGTAGAAAAGCGCCAGCAAGAACAAGAACACAAACTAATGAGCAAAGAGTTTCATTAGAACAAAAGTTTCAAGAGCTGACAGGATTAAAACCTACAGCTAGAAATATTAGAGGCGTTGCGGGTAAAGAAATGATTACTCAGCCTAAGTCAGAAACCGAAAGACAAGCAAGAGAAATAGAGCAAATGGAAGCTTCAGAAAGAGGTGAGGTACAGGCAGAACAGCAGCTTGAAGAAGACTTAGAAACCGAACCACAATCAGATTCAGAATCAAGCATGGCTCCTGATTCAAAACAAACAGCCACCAATTATTCTAACAATAAAAGTCAGGCATTATTAAATTTATTTGATAAAATTAAAGTGGCTAAAGACAAACTGCTAACTATGTTTTATGATAAATATAGGCCAGTCAGAAATCTACAGAAAGCTATCGAAAAGAAACTGGGTAGAAAAATGTCAGTTGACAAAAACTTTGATATAGCAGAAGATTTAGTTTATGGTAAAATAAGAAATAAGATAGACAACTTTAATACAGAGATGTTTAATTTTTTTGATAAGCTTAGTAAAAAAAATATAGACAGAGAAACCCTTGATGAATATTTATATGCAAAACATGCAGTAGAAAGAAATTCGCACATTCGTGAAGCGACTGACGGAGAAAACGATGCAGGCTCTGGTATGACTGATACTGAAGCTCAACAAATTTTAGATAAGTTTGAAAGCGACGGGCTGACACAAGACTTAGAGCAAGCTGCTGACTTTATATATACAAAGACCAGAGAAACATTAGATATATTAAAGAACGAAGATTTATTGTCTCAAACTGAATATGATAACTTATTAAATAACGAGTATCAAAACTACGTACCATTAACAGGCTTCGATCAATTAGACGTAGATAGATCAAAACAAACTAATATGGGTGAGGGAGGAAAAACCCTTCCTATCAGGGGCAAAGAAATTAAAACAGCTACAGGTAGAAAGACAAAAGCAGCTAGCCCTCTTGCAAATATAATGAAGGCTAGAGAAAGAGCTATTATGAGGGGTGGTAAAAACAATGTGCTAGTAAACTTACTGGATATGTTAATTGAAAGCCCAGACAATGATTTGTATATGATTTATTCAGAAGACAAACCTTCTACTTATAAATCTATAAACAAAGACGGCAAAGTAATTGACCGGGCTCAATCTTTAAATGACATGAAAAATAACACTCAACTTATTAGGGTAGTGAAAGGAGGTAAAGATTACTTTATAAAGTTTGAAAATGACGCTTTGCAACAATCCATAAATAATGGTATGATTAATTCGGTAAAACAAACTAATGATTTTATAAAGGGAGCATTGTTGGTAAATCGAGCTGTAACAAATGTAATGAGAAAAGTATACACAACCTTATCTCCTGCCTTCATTGCAGTAAATTATATGAGAGATTTTCAAACCGGATTACTTAACGCTATGTCTGAATTAGACGCTCCTTTGTTTAGTAAAGATATGGGTAGAGCAGTAGGGAAGATTGCTAAGGTGTCATTACTAATGCCTAAAACTATCTACGCATACAATCAAGGGAAGATGACTGACGGAAAAGGAAATTTACTTTCTGATCAAGAACTTAAAGACAAAGGATATAATCCAGAGTATGCAAAATATTACAGAGAGTTTTTAGATAATGGAGGTCAGACAGGGTATGGTTATTCTAAAAGCATAGACCAATTAAAAGCAGATATTGATGCGGTTTCAAAACCAACTACTTTCAAAAGATTTTCAAGAGGCTTATCTTCAATTATTAATGCAGCAAATATAGCTGCAGAGAATTCTACAAGAATGGCAGCGTTTATAGAAGCAAGGCAAAGGGGAATGAGTAGTGCTGAAGCTGCTCAACTTGCAAAAAACTTAACAGTAAACTTTAATAAAAGTGGTAGTGCAGAAACTTTTAGATCTCTGTATTTATTTTTTAATGCTAGTGTGGGCGGTACAGTTAGGTTTGCACAGGCAGTAACAAAACTTACAAAAACCCAACCAGGTAAGGGCAGTAAGGTATTGGAATGGGCTGGTCAGAAAGATAGAGATTTTAATCCCGCTCAAAAACTAGCATTTATTCTAACAAATTTTTCAATGATGGTTGCAATGCTAAATGGATATAACGACGAAGAAGATGAAGATGGTGTAAGTTATTATGAAAAAATACCAGACTATGTAAAAACCAGAAACATGGTAATCATGCTTCCCAATCAAAAGGGTAAGTATGTAAAAATACCTTTACCTTATGGGTACAATGTATTTCATAATATTGGTACGGCAGTAGGTGATGGAGTAACCGGTAAAAGAACAGTGGGTGAAGGAGTCGGTAATGTGGGTGTAGGAATGTTGGAAGCCTTTTCTCCCCTAAGTTTTAATAATAGTAAAGACTTAAGGTCTTTCGGAATAAATTTTGTCCCTTCTTCTATAAGGCCTCTAGCAGAAGTTCAAGTAAATGAAAATTATTTTGGCTCACAAATTTACAAAGAAGCCTATCCAGGTCAACAAATATCTGATGCATATTTAGGTAAGTATAAACCAGGTGTGGCAAATCAAATAAGTACGTTTCTTGCTCAAGCAGCTAACGAAGCAACCGGTGGAAGTAAAAGAAGATCAGGTAAGATAGATATAAATCCTGATGCTGTTGATTATTTAATGAAACAATACCTGGGAGTAATATACGATATGAGTACTTCAACACTAGATAGCGGGGCCGAAGCTTATGAAACCTTTATTGAAAAGAAACCTAAAAAGGAATTTGACTGGAAAGACATTCCAATCGCTGGTCAATTAGGTAAAAGATTTGTTGGTGAAAATTCTAGGTACGCAGACATATCTACTTACTATGAAAGAAAAGAATATTTGAAATCCTTGAATGAAGAATTTAAAGATATTTTAAAAGGTGAGGGTGAGTTTCATTTCCCTAAAACAGTTTATGGGAAAGCAGCTGCGTTATTAAATTTAAGTAAAGACCTAGATAAAGAACTTGTAAAATTTAGAGAACTTAAAAAAATAGTTAAAGAAAAAATAGATAAAGAAGGTGGAACTCAAACTGATTTTGATAGAATTAAAACAATTGAAAAAGCTGAAGATAAAATAGTAGATAAATTCAATGAAGCCTTCTTAAAACTATTTAAAAGATATTCTACAAAAAACAAACCAGTTGAAGTTAGTGAAAGTAATGAGTAAGTCTAGCTACCTGTCCGTGCTCTAGGTGATGAACGAATCCTTCAACAGCTTTAGGAGAGCCAGTGTATCCTTTGCGACTATGCCAGCTATCTGCAGACGAAGGGCTTCTTAAATACTCCACAGTCACCCCAACAAAATCTTTTCCATCTAGCCATTTGTGTTTTACTTTGTGGTGTAAATGATGTAAGTACCAGTATCTTCTTTTAGCTTGCGCCCACATCATAGGTTTTTCTTGAGCCATCAGTAAAGGTAGATCCGCAAGCTTTGCACCATCACCATGCTCTAATCCAATTAATGAGCTTCCATATTGATAATACTTTCTGTGGTTTACTGTAATATCAAACGTAACATCTTTTGCTTTTCTAAACCATGCTTGCAATGTATGGGCTAAGTGAAAGCCTGATTGATAATCATGATTACTCATACTGTGAACAACATCTACAGGAGCAACCGCTCTCAACATCTCAATACACTTTACATAAAGTTTTAATGCCACTTCGTAATGCTCCCACCACTTACCATCTGTGTCTTGCCTTGTGCCCTTGGTAGTGGTATTATATACATTATCAACATGCAACACATCATTACCTATGCAAAATAATATTTTCTCGACATCAAACCCTATAGACTTAGCCAGTAGTCCCTTTACCCCTTCAATCACTCTATCGCAAGCTACATCTGTATTGTATTCTTCTCCTGTCTCAACTTCTTGAGCGTACTTGCCAATATGAATGTCAGCTGGGTTTATAACTAATAAGTGAGGATCCGTGCTTTTAGATCTTCTAATGCTTTTATATGTGGGCGCATGATCATGAATAAATTTATTTACATTCTTCATCATTTGACCTTCATCTAAACCGTAGTCATCCTTGGTAACTATAGAGAATCTGTATTCACCTGATGCGCTTTGCCAGTGCTTTACACTTACAACTGAATCTGGATCTATACCTCTTTCTTGAAGATGTTTAGCTAACTCAGAGTTTTCATTTTCATTCACATTTACAAATGCGTTTGATCGATACTCGAGTATCAATTCTTCTTCACTTGGTGAAAGGCGTAGCCTTCTACCGTAGGTTTTAGTAGATTTAGATTTCATCCTGGTAATTTAGTTGGGTTTGTTTGAGCAGTTGAATTAAAGAATTTATATTGTGATCTAAGGTTACATAATCTTGATCAGCAAGCGACTCGTAGATCTCATCAGAGTGGTCGTGGATTTCCCCCATCAATTTATTGATGTAAGTGAAGTTAACTCTTGATGGGTTTTTAAAGGTCATTTAATCTACGTTTACATGAAACAATAGTAATTTCCCAGTTGAGTATATGTTTAAATTAATTGCGTTACACGTAAGTTAGTAAAATAATATCATAAAAACACAAAAAATAGAAGAATATTTTGCAAATTCCTTAATACCTAAGTTGGTAGTAATATAAAATTTTTCTAGCTGAGTCAAATCATCGTCAGTAAAAACTATTTTTTCTTTAAGTTTAATTGTTTTTTCCGAACCATTGCTTGAAAAAAGATAAAAGGTATTATCATCACTAAGGCTTGAAGCGAGACATATATCATAGTATACAGCGTTTTGTGTGTGATAGTCAGCAATAACTGTTTTGACATAGAACTCAGAACTATTTGTTAGCGCACATATATTAGTTACAGGCATCTTGGGATTCTCCTTGTATAAATCTAAAATCTTAAAACGTTTGGTTGCTTTTCTCATAAGTCAAGTAGTATCCGGCATTTATATAGTCTAGGTAGTCGTTTACCTCTATCTCACGGATGTCTATCAAAATTAATGAATTACTTAGATATTTCAAAAATTCTATCTCAAAATATAATACCTCAGACTTTATATTTAATGCTCCACCTATAATTTGCTCTTGCTCATCTGTCTCTACCTGGTTTATCATGTCTTCTAAGTATCTAGAAATAGGAATAGCTTTTTTAATTCCAAAGCCCCTTATGTTTTGCACAAATAAATCTTCTACTTCAACGTTCTTCTCCTCTATATACTTCGACTGTAAACCCATACCCTTCCAATTCTTTTAATCTATATTCTTGAAGTTTAGAAACTCTACCCTTTGGTTTTTTTATTTCAGAAAAAATAACATCCGCCCCATGTGGTATAGCTATCACATCAGGGATACCATTCTTATTTGTTTTAATTAATTTAATTACGTAGTAACCAGCTGACTCTAACTGCTTAATTCTCTTGGCTTGAATTTGCTGTTCAGTCATACTATAAAGATAATAAATCTCTTTTAAAATGTTGAAGTGTGTAATCCTTCTTTTTAGATACAGCTCTATATATTTGATCCTCTATACCACCCTTACTAAACACCCAATATATATCATTTTTAAGTCTGTCTTTGGTAGTCATCCTATCCCTTGATTGCCAATAAGATGTGGCGCTAAAATCAATATTGTAATACACCAAACAATCTGCTTGCTTCAAGCTGATTCCTTCTCTTCCACTAACAATTTGGAGTGCTATATTTTTATTTGTAGACTCAAACTCAGTAAGCTCGGTGCATAGCGTATCTCCAAATTCTTCTTTCAAGGCTTTCAATTCTGCAGTAAATTTATAAAAGATTCCAATCTTCTTATCCTTAAATCTTTTCTTTATAAATTTAGCTTTGCTTGAATCAACCACCATAGACTTACCGCTTTCAAACTTTACTGTACCAGAATATAACTGGTGTAGCTTACTCATTAATTTTACTCCAGTGTCTGCTAGTATAACCTCATCCTTTCCTTGCACCACCAAATCTTTTTTCAATCTCTTACATAATTTATAGGTTGATTCAAGTAGCGGGACAGATAACACCGTTTCTTTAGTCTCAACCTTGTATCCAGCCTGCTTTTGAGTATAAGATATGGTGTATGGTCTCATGGAATTTAATATAGATGTTTTGCCATAAGAATAATCATTTGTTGTGTATCCATGCAGGTATTTAACCCTCAAGTTTACATAAAGCTTTGCAAACTTATAAAAGTTAGCAAAATTACAGAAAGGATTACTTGGATGCCCATAAACCTGGTGGTACATTTGAGAGTAAGATTCAGGAGTAGGTGTGCCAGATAATAAAATATAGTATGGTGAGTTGATTTGTAATAGTTCTTTTACCTGTTTTGCTCTTTTGCTAGGCTTAGGAAATGCACCCATGCTGTGAGCCTCATCTGCTATAATAACATCCCAACCCCTCTTTTTAATTTTGTGTAAGCTTTCATAATTTATAACTTGTAAATAGAAATCAGGAGCTAACATATCATAATCATTTTCGATCGAAGAAATAGCTTTCTTTTTTGTAATAAACAAAACATTGTTTACGGGTAAATTATTACATACACCTAAAGATGTAAGAGTTTTACCTGTTCTTACTTCCATAGCAAGGTATAGTAATTTGTTTTTATAAAGTAAATCAGTAGCTTTACTTATAATTTCAGATTGATATGATCTAAATTTTACCGCCATACTTATTTCTCAACTGTTTATATACATTTCTTAAATTATACATCGCTTCTTTTTGGGTCTTATATAATTTAGATCCCACGATTTCACTGCTGTAATATTCTGTCCCGTACACATCTCTTCTATAATCTTTGCCGTGAGCCGTGATACCACCTTTACGTATAGCAATCCTATGATCTTTATAAGTGCCAGGTACAATGTATACCTGCCAATCATTATCAACACACCAATTAAAATCAGAAATCCAACTGGGATTTTGCCTCATCAGTAATTTGTTTTGTTTCATCATTAAATAATATCCACCTGCTCTTGCTGTCTCTGCCCTCCTCCGGATTCACACCAGTCGCATAGACTCCATAGGAAACTAGCCACTGATAAAACTTTACTCTAGACACGGTCATTTTTGCTTTTGGCGCAAAATCAGGGTTGTCTTGTATGAAATCTATATATAACTCATGCTTATAAAGTTTGTCATTGAATCTAAGTTTGTCTGACCCCGGTGTTCCAGACAATAACCCACACCATTCGATAAATTCATGACATGTTTCTGCTGATAATTTTCTAATCTTCAAATTAACAAACTCACTTTTTATCAAACCATTTTTTAAATACAACTGTAATGATTCGATCATATAGTTATCAAACGCACACCATTCCTTTTCGTTCCAATCCCCAAAAAATAATTTACCAAACTCCATGTATGGGGTGTTGGTTGTTGTGTAGTGTTGTTTGAATTCTAGCTCCCATTTTCTTCTTTCAAAACTCTGGCCCGCGCCTTTAACCGCGTAGTTAGTGGTGAGAATTAATTTCGGAGATTTTTCAAATGGTATTTTAATTGCATCTTTATTTTTTTTCTCTAAGGTAATACCCTCAGTAACCACACTAAACAACCTTTCAAATTCAAAATGTTTTTTTATATCATCAAAGCATAATAATTGCGTATCGGCGGAAACTAATTGATAAGCAAAGGATCTTTCAAAAGCAAAAGCCTTACCATCAATTATTACTAATTTTTTCATCTGACCTAAAGCGTTGACTAACAACGACTTACCTGTACCGCCATTGGGTTGATCTGAAATCACCTCATCATTAAGTATAACTGCCGGAGAATATGATAAATTTTTATGACCATGAAGCAAGTAGCCAAGAGTGCTTTCCATAGATTTTATTCTAACGGCATCAGTGCTACAAACATTTGAAATAAAAGTTTTGAAATCACAATGTGTATCCTGACATTCTGTATAGGTTCGATGGATGACATGATCCTTCCAAACAAACCCCTCTAAATCTAAGTAGTCAATGATAGTGGTAGTTTCTTTATCTATTTTCACTGCACAGTTTTGAAAATATAAATATGCTGTATCCCTGGTATCTGCTATAAAGTAAACATCAACTGATTTGAGCATAGATAAAAAATCATCTTTAAAATATCTGGTTTTGTCAGCGAAGAAATTATAAACAGATTTATCTTCCAAGGAATCAAGGTATTGCAACACAAAATCTTTTATTTCATCCTCGCTAGTGTGGTCAATCAAATTGTTTTCTACTCTTACAAAGATAGAACTCTTGCTACCCTCTGGAGTATATTTATAAAACCCGTTAAGGTGCAGGAAGTCTCTAAATAAATTATGAATGATTGTTATCTTGCCTTTTTCGCTTTTGTGCCAAAAAATTTTATTAGAACTTTTAGTGTCAAAATCATATATGATTTGATCAATGGCTTCGGTGCTTACATTCTGTGATTTTAAGAATTGTCTTACTTGTTGCTTAGACTCTCCACTTTTTAATTTTTTTTTTACGTTGCTTATTTTAGATTCATCTTCGTAAAATTTTGTACCAAAGTTTGATACATTGCGATATGCTGAGTCAATTGTGGTTTGTATTTCCACAGCAGAAAATGAGGAGCTTTCAAAGTCTTTCATAATATATTCTGCTAAATTTTTATTTACTCCAAAGTCATTGAAGGCCGCCGCAAGGATATATACATTATTGTTTCTCTCTCCCTCAATCAAACCATATTTTTTTACCCACCACTTCATGAGTATCTCTACAATTTTGTTTTCATTCTTAATTGGAAACACAGGAACGCTTGTGTGAGTGTTCTTTTCTTCAAAGTCTTCCTCTATAATTTCATCAAATAATTTACTGTCTTCGTTGATATAAATAAAAGGATCGTATGATTCATAACATACTCTGCTTATGTTTTTACTAGTAGAATCAAAATATTCATTGTTAAATTGTTTTGATAAAGCTTTGAAATAATTTGTGTGATTATCCGGGTCAATAGGCACTTTGATTAAAACTTTAAGCCCGTAACCACTGGGGGAATGAAATGCACTGTATACAAAATCATTATCCATTAAGGATATTTTGTAATCTTCTAAATCTTTTTTTGTTTTAAAGCCATCAAAATCTAAACAAATAATGCCACTGTATTCAACCAGGGAATCATCATTTCTTTTTTGAAACTTTCCAGAAAAACATATTGCTGGTAGTTCTTGCTTTAATAAATTTCTTTTTGTTTTGTCTTTTTCTTTACGAATTTTTTGAATCAAATCTTTTGATTTACCCAACTCAATTCTTTGTAGAATAAAAGATAGTGGTCGGTAAAAAGGAGTAGAAGTGTCCTTAATATTTTTAAATATTGTAATTTCTATTTGATTCAATTGTTGTGATTTAATAAAAGGGGAGCAAGTTAGTGTAACTTTATCGTGATGCATCACAGTTTCCTATTTCTTGCACCCCTAATGATTAACTAAATTTAGAAGTCGATTGATAAATCATCTTCTGGTGTGCCTACACTCGATGCCGTTTGCTCTACTTTAGGTTTTGGAGTTTCAAAGTTCATGCTTAAATAACTTTTCTTTCCGTCTTGTGCTTTATTAACCCAAGCAGAAATTTTCCAATCTACTCCGTTTGGATCTTTACAACTACCCGTGTAGTGGGGTTGGTTGTTATCATCTGTCCTATTCTCGTTCGCAAAAATACTACCTTTTCCAGTTTTATGTACGTATGTACTCATTTTTTTACTTTTATATTACGCTCCAATAAATCCATTAGGGCTAAGATTATATCTGTCTTATCCTCTTTTGAATCGCAGGTCATTGGAACTTTAACCCACAATTCAAATTTATTTTTCTTGTAAAACCAATTATAAATCTTGTTCCACATAGAATGTTTCATTGCCAATTACATACCTGTTATAATAATCTATTGCTTTCAGGACATTATCCTCTCCATGTTGCTTAGCCCAATCAGAAGACACCTGATATTTTCCTAAAATCTTATTCTTTTTGCAAACAACGAAGAACAGCATTGGTTTGCCAAACATTTTTTCGTACAACCATGCCTGGCATGAATAATAATAGTCCTTAAAACTATAATTAAACCTGTGTATATTGCTGGTTGTTTTTAAATCTATGACATTATGCGGAGTGATAACATCGGCTTTCCCTTTCCAAATTGTATTTTGAATCTTAATAAGTCCAGGTTTTTCATATTCATTTTGATCATCATATATATATGGAGCAAACTCATCATTGCTTTGCATTATGTTTGCCAGCTCCATAGCTAATTCACCCTCTTCCACGGTCAGAATTTTTTTATTTTTTTTCCAAGCCTCTTCAAACTTTTTAGTTCTTCGTGATTTAATATCTATAAATTCATATGACTTAGACTTGTGTGGCTCTAGCATTAACGCATGAAAATAAATTCCAAACTCAAAATTAGCAATAGACAGATGATCATGGTCTACTTTCTTGTGAAATTCATAAGGAGCATTAAGTATCGTACCTATTTTAGATTGAGATAAGTATTGACTTCCAAACTCACCATAATAGTCTTGATCATTTTCAAGTTTTTTAAGAATTTCTTGTTCTGTCATGGCTTTCTAATATTAAATTGATATTTGATTTCATTATCCAATCTGTCTTTTGCTCTATTTTATTTAGCAGATTTTGTATTTCCTTTAGTTTTTTCTT